CACCTGACCGATGCACAAAAGAAGGCCTATGTCATCGCAGACAACAAGCTGGCGCTGAACGCTGGATGGAACGACCAAATGCTCGGACTTGAACTGGCAGACCTGCAAGGCCTTGGCTTTGATCTGGAGCTCACAGGATTCAGCAAAGATGAGCTTGCATCCATCATGGCACCCGAGCCGACCGATGGCCTGATCGACGAAGACGAAGTCCCAAGCATCCCAGAACAGCCGAAAAGCCAGCGCGGTGATGTCTGGCTGCTGGGCGAACACCGACTCATGTGCGGTGACAGCACGCAGGCCGACGATCTGGCCAAGCTCATGGATGGGGACAAAGCTGACCTCGTCTGGACTGATCCACCATACAACGTGGCGGTTGATGGCAAAGCAGGCAAGATCATGAACGACGACATGAGCAAGTCAGAATTTAGGAAATTCCTGCAAGCGGTCTATGCCAGGTACTTCGAGAACATGCGCGAAGGCGCGGTGATCTACGTGGCCCACGGTGAATCCGAACGCGCAGCCTTCTCCGACTGCCTGGTCGAAGCAGGCCTGAAACTCTCCGAAGTCCTGATCTGGGTGAAGCAAAGCGGAACGCTCTCGCGCCAAGACTTCAACTGGAAACACGAGCCAATCCTGTACGGATGGAAAGAAGGCAAAGGCCATCACTTCTGTGGTGACTTTACCCTGACCACGGTGATCGATGACGATCTGGACATCGACAAGATGAAAAAGGACGAGTTGGTGGCCATGCTCAAGCAGATCAAAGAGCAAATGCCAACCACCATCGTTCGCCATGACAGGCCAACCAAGAGCGATCTGCACCCAACCATGAAGCCAGTCAGCCTGGTGCAGCGCATGGTGGAATGGTCAAGTATGGATGGCTGGATCGTCCTCGACCTGTTCGGTGGCAGCGGAAGCACGCTGATCGCCTGCCAAAAAGCAAACCGTCGAGCACGCCTGATGGAGCTCGACCCAAAGTTCTGCGATGTAATCGTCAAGCGATACCAAGAATTCACTGGCAAGAAAGCCACGCATGCCGAAACCGGCAAGACTTTTGATGAGGCTCACAATGACAAAGAAAACTGAAAAATCGGTTCTAAAAAAGGCAGGCCCAAATGGTGGGGCTCGACCAGGCGCTGGAAGGCCAGCCTTCGAGCCAACCGATGCCGAGCGCAAACAGGTAGAAGCCCTGTCCGGTTACGGCCTGCCGATCGAGCAGATCGCAGTGCTGGTGCGCGATGGAATCGACACCGACACCCTGCGCAAACACTTCGCAACCGAGCTGCTGTCAGGAAAAGCCAAGGCAAATGGACAGGTAGGGAAAACCCTATTTCAGAAGGTCATGGCAGGCGACACGACCGCAGCCATCTGGTGGAGCAAGACGCAAATGCGCTGGGCCGAAACCCAGAAGCATGAGCTGACTGGCGCAGACGGTGCACCGCTGGAATTTACAAAGATCGAGCGAGTGATCGTCAAGAATGGGTAAGGTTCTCCAACTCCAAACCCCAGAGTGGGCGCTGCCACTGCTTGAAGGCAGCCGATACAAAGGCGCATGGGGTGGCCGAGGCTCTGGCAAATCCCACATGTTTGCCGAGCTGATGATCGAGGCCCACATCATTGACCAAAAGCGCAGAAGCGTCTGCGTGCGTGAAATCCAGAAGTCGCTCAACCAGTCTGTCAAGCGCCTGCTCGAGACCAAGATCGAGCAAATGAACGCTGGCGCGTACTTCGAGGTGCAGGAAGCCGTGATCAAGTCCAAGAAGGGCGATGGAATGATCATCTTCCAAGGCATGCAAAACCACACAGCCGACTCCATAAAATCACTCGAAGGATACGACTGCGCATGGGTGGAGGAGGCTCAATCCCTGAGCCAGACCAGTCTCGACCTGCTTCGGCCAACCATCCGCAAGCCAGACTCAGAGCTATGGTTCACATGGAACCCGCGCCAGCAGAACGACCCTGTCGATTTCCTGCTGCGTGGCCCAACACCACCAAAGGACGCGACCGTCCTCAAAGTCAACTTCACCGACAACCCTTGGTTTCCATCTGTCCTGCGCGATGAGATGGAATACGACAAGAGGCGCGACCCAGACAAATACCAGCATGTCTGGATGGGAAGTTACCTCACAAACAGCAACACCAGAGTGTTCAAGAACTGGCGCGTCGAAGACTTCGAGGCACCACCAGACGCAATCCACAGGCTCGGTGCAGACTGGGGCTTCGCTGTCGACCCGACCACACTGGTGCGCTGCCACATTGTTGGCCGCACGCTTTACATTGATTACGAAGCCTACATGGTCGGCTGCGAGATCGTGAACACACCCGAGCTGTTCATGCAGGTGCCCGAGGCCGAGAAGTGGCCAATCGTGGCCGACTCAGCAAGGCCAGAGACGATCAGCCACATGAAAAAGAATGGCTTTCCAAAGATCATGACAGCGGTCAAAGGCCCAAAGTCTGTCGAGGAAGGCATCGAGTTCCTGAAGAACTACGACATCGTGGTGCACCCTCGGTGCATCCACACAATTGACGAGCTGACGCTGTACAGTTACAAGCAAGACCCATTGACCGGCAAAATCTTGCCGGTGCTCGAAGACAAGAAAAACCACGTGATCGATGCCCTGCGTTACGCCTGCGAAGGCGTGAGACGATCGGCCATCACGAAGCCTGCAACATTCACTCCATTGCCAAATGTAAAGAAATGGTGAGAAAATCACACAAAATGAGGATATAACATGGCCCGACTCTCAAACGACCAACGCCTTGCAAATCTGCACGACGAAGCCCTGGCGCAATTCGATGATGTGCAAAGCGCACTGCGCGATGAACGCCTGCAATGCCTCCAAGACAGGCGCTTCTACTCTCTGGCAGGCAGCCAGTGGGAAGGCCCACTCTGGGATCAGTACGAGAACAAACCCAAGTTCGAGGTCAACAAGATCATGCTGGCCGTGATCCGAGTGGTCAACGAATACCGCAACAACCGCATCACGGTCGACTTTGTGTCCAAAGATGGCATGGAGAACGACAAGCTGGCCGAGGTCTGCGATGGCCTGTACCGAGCCGACGAGCAGGCATCGGTGGCCGATGAAGCCTACGACAACGCCTTCGAGGAAGCTGTCGGTGGCGGCATTGGTGCATGGCGCTTGCGCACAGTCTACGAAGACGAGGAAGACTCAGAGGACGATCGCCAGCGCATCCGCATCGAGCCAATCTTTGACGCTGACAGCTCGGTGTTCTTTGACCTCGGTGCCAAGCGCCAAGACAAGAGCGATGCCAAGTTCTGTTTTGTCGTCACATCGATGACGCGCCAGGCATACAAAGAAACTTGGGGCGATGACCCGACCGACTGGCCAAAGATCATCCACCAGTACGAATTCGACTGGTGCACACCCGATGTGGTCTATGTGGCCGAGTACTACAAGGTCGAGGAAAAGACCGAGACCATCCGCATCTTCCAAACCATCACAGGCGAGGAAGAACGCTACACCAAGGTCGACTTTGACAACGATGAAATGCTTGAGGAAACTCTGGCGGCCATCGGCACAGTCGAAGTGCGCCAGCGCAAGATCAAGACCAAGCGCGTGCACAAGTACATCATGTCGGGCGGCAAGGTGCTCGAGGATGCAGGCTACATTGCAGGCAAGTGCATCCCGATCGTGGTCGTCTACGGCAAGCGCTGGTTTGTCGACAACGTCGAGCGATGCATGGGCCATGTGCGTCTGGCCAAAGATGCCCAGCGCCTGAAGAACATGCAGCTCTCGAAGCTGGGCGAGATCAGCGCCTTGTCCTCAGTCGAGAAGCCAATCCTCACGCCTGAGCAAGTCGCTGGCCACCAAGTCATGTGGGCCGAGGACAACCTCAAGGACTATCCGTACCTGCTGATCAACCCGATCACAGACCAGAATGGCAACCAAGCGGTCAGCGGCCCTGTGGCCTACACCCGCAGTGCAGCCATCCCACCGGCAATGGCCGCGCTCTTGCAGATCACCGAAACCGACATGCAAGACATTCTTGGAAACCCAGCTGGCGCAGACAAGATGGTCAGCAACATCTCAGGCAAGGCCGTGGAGATGATTCAGGCCCGAGTCGATGGCCAAGCCTTCATCTACATGAGCAACTTTGCCAAGGGCATGAAGCGATGCGGTGAAATCTGGCTCTCGATGGCACGCGACATCTACATCGAAGACAAGCGCAAGATGAAGACCATCGCGCCAACTGGCGAGGCTGGCATGGTCGAGCTGATGAAGCCAAGCATCGATCAAGAAACTGGCGCAGTGGTCATGGAAAACGACCTGACCAGTGCCACATTCGATGTGATCGCTGATGTCGGCCCATCGAGCAGCACAAAGCGCCAGGCAACCGTTCGCGCCCTGACCGGCATGCTCCAGATCACCCAAGACCCAGAGACAGCTCAAGTGATCACAGCAATGGCCATGATGAACATGGAAGGCGAAGGCATCAGCGATGCCAATGCTTACTTCCGCAAGAAGCTCCTGCGCATGGGCGTGGTCAAGCCAACCG